GACCTGATCTGGGCCGTTGACCAAGATGTCGGTGACTCCTGGCTGGCGAAGTAGCGGCTCCAATGGACCACCTATGACAACGCCAAACACCGCCAGCTTTTTGCCCTGTAAATCCCCCTTAGAACGCCCGCTTCCCCTAGCCAGAGCGGTAAAAGCTGGTAGGCGTGAAGGTAGAGCCAGACATCAAGGCGTATGTAGCCGCGAGCACAGCTGCGTCAGGTGTACCGCTCCGAGTCTCCGACCCTGACGTGTTGCTCCAATTGGCCCAACTGCTGCGCTCCTGATCATGCGCGCGGCGCTGTACCTGCGGCAGAGCCAGGACCGTGACGGCGATGAGCTTGGCATCGATCGGCAGCGGGCTGACTGCCTGCGTCTCTGCCAGCAACGCGACTACCCAGTCGTACATGAGGCGGTAGACAACAACCGCAGTGCTACGACTGGCGAGCGTCCTGAATACCAGCGGTTGTTACAGCTCATTGAGCACCGCGCCATAGATGTGGTGATCTGCTTGCGTGTTGATCGACTGCTCCGCCGCCTGACCGATCTTGAAGCGCTTATCGAACTGTCAGAACGTACCGGCGTGCAGATCGTGACGTGCCAAGGCGAGCTGGACCTATCGACCAGCCAAGGGCGTCTCACAGGCCGCATCCTGGCATCAGTAGCCCGCAATGAGGCAGAGCTTAAGAGCGAACGCCACAAGGCCGCTAACGCTCAAGCAGCTGCCCAGGGCAAGCCGCACGGCCCCCGCCGGCCTTACGGCTACTGCGCGGACCGCGTGACGATTAACGAGACGGAAGCCGCAATCTTGCGCGAGATGGCGCGGCGGGTTATGGCAGGCCACGGTTTCCGTGAAGTCGTTTACTGGCTGAACGAGAACGGGCATACCACCACGATGGGTAAGAAATGGTTCCCTGTCTCCGTCAACAAAGTCCTCCAGCATCCCCGCTACATCGGCATCCGCACCTACCAAGGCGCGGAGTACAAAGCCATATGGCCGCCGATCTTCGATGAGGAAACATGGCAGCGCCTGCAGCTGACTATCAAGCTCCGGCGCGAGAAGTCAGGCGATAGGCCGCATGGCCGGAAGTACTTGCTTACCGGCTTGCTGGTTTGTGGGATCTGTGGCCAGCACTTGACCGGCATGAGTCGGCAGGACCATCCGGGCGGACCAATGCGCCGGGTGTACGTCTGCCGGTCAATAGGCGACGCGGTGCGCAAGGCAGGCTGCGGCAAGATCAGGCGCAACGCTGACGCCGTTGACTGGTGGGTTACGGAATGCGTGCTCTACCGCCTGGACAGCCCGGACCTGGGCAAGCTCTTGCATGACGGCCAGGACAATACGGCTATTACTCCCCTGCTAGCCGATAGGCAGGCACAACGCCTCCGGCTGAATGAACTGGTAGATGACTATGCAACCGGCCTGCTAACGCGCGCTGAGTACGCCAGGGCGTCACAAACGGCCAAGGCCGAGCTAGGACGCATTGAAAATCTGCTGGCCCGTTACAGCGCCTCCAAAACGGCCAGCGGCCTAATTCCAGTGGGTCAGTCCGTGCGTGATGCGTGGGAGTCGTCGCCCAGTGATGACTGGCGGCGGGCGGTGCTCTCGTTGGTCATTAAGCAGATCATCGTAAATCCAGCCCCGAGTACGTGTCCGGTCGTTGAAATCAACCGCAAGCGGATGCGGTTCTCGCCGGAATACTTAGAGATCAACTGGGTGGTCTAGCTGATCGAGCTGTGCCTCCGTTTGCCTCAGCAGCTATCTGCAATTGCCTGCGGTCAGAAAGCCCTGGTAGGTCACCAGTATCGCTTCGACCCGACGAAAACTGAGATCTGGTGGCGCGCCTGACCACGCTCAGGCCGTTGGATACCACAATGGCAGCGTGCAGCAGCAGGAAGAGCCTCAGGAAAATAACAACCACGATGTCGTGCAGGATGACGACGATGGCGTCCCTTGGTGGATCCGATGGTTGGAGAACGGCGCTTTCTGGGAGAGCGTTGCAACGCAGACTATTGGCACCCTCATTGCAGCAGGCATAATCGCCCTCGTAGCAATATTTGCTGGAGTTGGCTACACACCCGCTATACGATATTTCGTCGCCTACGGTCTTATCTTGGCTGTTGGCTTCTTGGTTTTTATTGTCATTGGCGTCATAGTCCAGATAAGGTTTATTCAAAAGATGGCTGAGGGCCGCCGTAAGGCTCTTGTCCAATGGGTTATTCTCGTCTTTACCGGAGTACTGCCAGTAATCATCTATCAATTAGCCAGTCCGTCAGTTCGTGCAATTGTGGCCACTTGGGCTGGCTACACTCCAAAATAATCGTCATTACCGTTCTAGTTATAACAAAAAGCGGCCCAAGTTAGGGGCCGCTTTTTGTGCAGGAAGTCCCGATCAGCGCTGCGCCTCCATGAACTTGGCCGTAACGTCTGCCGGGATCCTCCCCCGCTTCGGGACGTTGATGCCGTGCGCCTCGGCCCAGGCCCGGACTTCGGAGGGTGCTGGCCCGCTGCCGTCACCACCTGTCGACCTGCGCCTTCTGCGCGTGCCAGCCCGAGTAAGCCCAGCCTCGTGCCGGACGACGCGGGCCGCGCCTGTATACGGCGCTAGCGCATTCTCTAGCTCGCTCGCGTGCTGATCAGTCAGATCAATTTCGTAATCCCGGTCGAACAGGGCAAACCTGATAGTTTGCGCCCCTTCGGTGCCGTCCAGGTCGTCAACGACGACTTGCTTGGTGGCCACGGATCCTACCCTTCCACTAGTCGGATTCTAACCGTTGAGCGTAACATAAACTTTAGTGATTGGTGTGGTTGTTGCGGAGTCTTTACGAGATTCCGGGCCTTTAAGGAGCGCTGAGCGGTATGGAAGTCGCGCTGTACTACCCGTACATTGTTCCGCCGCTTGCATGGATGAAGCAATCGCTATTGTTCTTTGATTCGATTTCAACCATTGTCCCAATAGGTTACGAAGGGGGGGCCGATCTTCCGGCATTGACCGCCAACGACGACAACGCAAATGCTTTGCAGTGGCTGGAAAAGGAGGGACATTGGATCCCAGTCACTAGTCAATTCATGGGAGACGAACGGCACTTCACGTATGACCTATTCCGAGCAATAAACGCTCTGGTGGAGGCTAAAGCGGGTCATGAGGATCTGAGCAAAGTCGAAACAAGTGAATTAATTGGCAGCAAGCTAGCGGAAAGATTTCAGAAGCGAATCGTTTCCAGTGGCTTAGCCACCGTCAAGGGCAAATATTTAGAGATGCCGACTTATGCACTCTATGCTATCCAATCGGTGATTGCCACACATGCAATAAGGCTGCCTGGGTACGCCTTCCCACGCGACAGACTGGCAATAACGGCTAGCACTGATTCTGTTGAATACTTCAAATTCATTACTGAACCCATGGGCGGGTCTTTCGAGGTTCCTGGTGACTCGTATTGGGACTCGGATTCTGGACTATATCGTTTTTACGAAGAATACTTCCGCGAGGATGAGCGCTCACACTGCTACCAGGTATTGCTCGATGGACTGCTGCCTGTACCTCGTCCGACAGTCCCACTCTCAACCATTATCGCGTTTCGAGAGTCTTATCGAGATGATCTTTTCGCATTCCGTATTGCGGTAAACGAAATGCTAAGAGACGCATTGGAATCGGACGCACCTACGCGCAAGATCATGGACCATCGAGCGAAAATTGAACGAGCCCTTGGACAGGTACATAGGGCTGCGCGATCTCGTAAGATCCAGCTGGGTGCAGCCGGCATCACCATTGCAACTGGTATTGCCACAACAGCTTTCACTGGTGGTTTACCTGCAATCAAATGGGTGTTCGACGGCATCGGCGCAGCCATATCGATAGCTATCGCATCCCGTGCTATGCGCTACCCACGCAGGGAATTTGACGGCGCAGACATGACTTATCTAACCAGATCGTATGTTCTCACCGAGAGCGGCAAGGTTCCGCGGCGGTTAACATAGAAGAAACCCGCCAAGGTCGTCACCAAGGCGGGTGCTGCGATATAAATATACCAAAGTTTGTATATATTGGTGATTTGCGCTCGTGACCCTACCAAGCATGGTCAGTTCAACAAAAACGCCCGATTGCCGAAATAATCAGGCGTCCTCACTCAACCTCACGGAATGAAAGCGGGCGCGAGTAGGTATTCAAATGTATGTTTTGATAAGTTGGTAAGCCAACCAACCAATTGCTCCCAATATGCTGCACAAAGCAAGACCAATCAATAGCCAGACCCATTGTGGAGGTCTTTTTACGGGGTCGTCCCTATATTCATAGTTCTTTGGGTCAAATCCGGCACGAGTCTCAAATATATTCTTCACGTCGGTTCTACCAGTTCGCATCCACGACCAAGTGCAAGCCAACGCGTAAGGAATTACTGCAAGTAGACCGAGGCACCACGCATATTGCGTTGCGTGACGCCGCTCATGTGCTAATAGATTTCCCGGTAGGCCTGCCGTGTCGAACGGAGAGATAACAACATTGCCGATAGTGAAAACCATCCTTATTGGGTACTTTAGTCGATACCCTGATGCATGGATCATTCGGTACTCAGTGTCAGTGCGCCGTAAACTTGCCCCGCCTATTAGTGCCAGGACACAACCTGCAGGCGTGGAAAGGTTGATGAAATTTACAAACTCACGGACGCGCCATAAGAGACGTTCGTGATGCATGAGATACCGTGCGAGCACAGTGACAATAGCGCCGAATGTGACACCGATTGCAATCCATGTAATTTGTGGATAGCCTTCGACGAGACCCGTCGCTTTCGCGGCGAGCCACAGGAGCGCAGCAGACACCACGTTTGTGATGATGCCCTCCAGCAACCGTCGAATCGGTCCGGGGTTCTGCGCACTTTCGTTCGGCTGGCTCACAGGTGAAGATTAGCGTCCGGAACATACTTACGACAATCTTTATGACTTGTAGCTTACGACGTCGTACCTAGGCAGCCGATGATGTATACAAAAACGCCCTACCACCAAAATGGTAAGACGCTCTCGCTCAACCTCACAATAATGACTCCCCGCGTTGCAGCCTGAAAACTACGGGCCGGGAGTCAAAGTCATTATACACTTGCAAAAGCGAAGCGGCCATGGTTCAATATTGAGGACTATTTGCCTTTACCTGCAAATAGAAAACCCCTCCTAAGAGGGGCTGCCTTTACCTGTATTTAAGTATAGGGAACGGTCTCTATTTGTCAACACGCAAATCAGTCAGTAGCGGGATACGTAGTGCTGCGTACGGGATAGCTACTCAAAAGAAACCCAGGACAGCGCCGACCGACCGACCGACGGTGATAAATTGAACTAGGACCCAGAGGTTTCCTCGGACTAGGATTCAATCACCAGAGGGAGAGAGGGAGGGAAGGAAAACGTAAACACCCTTGCGCGGAGCGCAATATGGGGTAAGGGGGCTAATGATTGATAAAAATTTCAGGAGTGGACGACGTAAAGCCTATGCCGCGTGGCGGTTTACAGAAGCTGGTCGCGAATGGGTTGAGATCCTACGGCGTAAGCAATCCAATCTTTGTTTTATCTGTTTGCTGCCACTAGGCCTGGCCGTGCACATAGACCACATTCTGCCGGTGTTTGAAGGTGGAACGAACAACGCTAAGAATCTTTCACTGACTCATGCGCGTTGCAACATGTCTAAGGGTGCTCAAGTGATTTTAGGCAAGCAGGAGGTCGCTTATCGTCGGCAACTATTGCATGAAGTCAAAGAGGGCGTACGGCTGTACAGAATGGTGAAAACAAGCAGCTTTAGACCGAAACGACACCATTTGCGCAAAATAGATCTCGCTTCACAGTATGTTGACCTTACCAAGGGTTGACGGATCTGATACGGGCAAACAAAAACGCCACTGATGCAAGTCAGTGGCGTTGTGCGGTTCTATCCCCACACGCAGATGATGAAAGCGGCTATCACCAGTCCCCAGAACACGTCCAGCGGCTCAAAAAGTGGCCGCCGTACTTTCCGGCCAATCCGGTAGGTTTTTCCAGAAGACCGCCTGAGCCAGCCTGTGAGCCGTTCAGGGGTGCTTCGCTCATCAACTACTACCGAGTATTTGCGTCCTGGGCCCGGCTTCAGTACGACTGGCTCTGGCGCGTGTAGCGTGCTGTATCTGATTACTTGTGACATGTGTCCTCCTTTCGTAGCGTTCGCGTATGATTTGTTCGAGGGTGAGGCCGCAGTATTCACAGACCTCATCCTCATCGTTGTGGGTGCAGCGGGTCATGATCGTATTACGTCCCAGCCGCAGGCTTCACAGACTCCATATTCGTTGAAGTCATGTTCATGTTGATCCATTTTTTCCCCTTTCTCATACGCTCATTGCCAGCGGTAAAGACCGCTGGGCTGTAGCCATTAGGCTTGCAACTCTTCGAGCATTTGACGACGCTCGGCTTCTAGCCTTTCAGCATCGATTTCAAAATACTTTTCAACTTGTTGCTGATAATTCAGGCCGACTAATTCCAGGGGGTGATAGTCTCGCCACTCCAAAAATTGAAGTATTGCTGAGGCATCACGAGGAACTTTCGCCCATTTTTCGGCTTCTGGATATTTAGTCATTGTAGACCGCCGCTATAAACTCTCGTAAATATTCTTCAACGGGATTGCGGTTAATATCCGTGACCGGGTTATAGGTAAAGTCTGTCTTATAGCCCCATTCGTGAATGGCTTGAAATACATCTCGCCAATCATCGAATTCGCCAACATCCTTAATGTGTAGCAGCATTTCTGCTGCCGTCTTGCCTATCATTGTTGCCATTGTTATTGCTCCTTTATTACTGACAAGGAGCGCATGAGTTGTTAGATTGTTAATGCTTCATGCCTACCTAAATAAGCATGCTTTTATTATGTGCTTATGGGAGAAAATAGGCAAGCGTATTATTGCCTATTCCTGTGGATAAACCAGCTATTCAAACAGAGACGGAAGCTGTTCATTAGTCGTTATACGGAACAGCGTTTGCGCTTCATTTGAGCCTTGCTCAAGTAACCAGCGGAGTTCTTTAACACGTTCATCGTCAACCGCGACAAAGTAGGTCAGCGGAAAGCTTGGCCATTCCTGGCTTACCGTGTACTTATACGCCTGCCAGTAGCGCTCCAGCTTGTCGCGGATGACGCGCTGTCCCTGCGTCCCCATGTCAACCTCAAGCCACAGCTTGCGCCGCTCGCCCGCGTGCGTGATGTCTATGTGCATATCGGGTTTGAGGTAAAGGCCGCCAACTTCTACATGGCAATCAGGTTCAGTGGAAACGCCGGCAATTGTCAGCACGCCGGCACGCTCCAAGCGCTTGAACGTCAGAAATGCGTCAGCGATAGCCAACGTGTGATAGTTGACAGTCCGTGTCCGTCTGTACTCCCCTCCGTCACGGAGGGTAAAGAAGCCGCGCCGCCCTAAGCTATAGACGTACTGGCCGGAGCCGCCCCCGGCTCCGCCTACCATCTTTCTTTCTATTCTATTTATATAATTCTGTTGAGTTAGGCGTAACAGAGCGCGGTCACACGGCGTACGCGAAGCATGGCCAGTAAAAACAAGCTCATGGATATGAGCGGAAGAAAGTTGCTTGAACCTCTCGACGAGCTGCACGATTCGCGCATCGCGCGGACTTAGCGTCATGCGCTTTATTAAAACACGGCTGGCGCCGCGCGAGTCCTGCGCCGCTGGCGGAAGGTAGTGGGAAGCATGGACGTACCGTATGTCAGGCGCGCGAACCGGCGCTGACCAGCGTAGATACTGCCTACAGCTAGCCGGCGATCCACACGCCACGCACACAGCTGCCACACGGGGCCTTCACACATCTGCGCAAGGCCGATTTATCCACAGCAAGCGTGAATAAAACGCTAGCTTTTGTATGCAAAATACGTCATACTTTCAGGCGTTCGTTTGAGCGAGTCCGCGAAACTCAGAGAGATCCGGACTGACCAGCTCGCGATAATCAACATTAAGCCCATACCAGGCAATGGTCATGGGCGCGGCGTATACCCACCAGCGTAAGGCGCCGAACGGAAACATGAACTGGCCTGGATGGTTTTTGCATTGTTTTTCTCCAGCCGGGCCTGGATGCCGTGTGGCCATTGCCTGCCATGGGCTTAAACACTAACAAAAGGAGGAACCATATATGGTCAAATCACAGTCTAACGTCTATCGGGACTACGTGCCGCCAAGCGGCGCAAGTAAGTTCTTTAAGTTTGAGGATGGCAAGTCCAAGCGTATCCGCATCGCGAGTGAGCCGTATGTCTTTACGAGCGAGTTCCGGCGCGGCGATGACGTCAACGTCAGCACTAAGTACGCCTGGGTTATCTACAACAAAGAGGATAAGCAAGCACAGATCTTGCAGTTGCCCGTTACCGGGTTCCGGCAAGTCGCTGCTCTCGGCGCCAACGACGAGTGGGGCGATCCCGCCGGCTATGACCTCGTGATTATGCGTGAAGGTACTGGCCGGGAGACGAAGTACACGATTACACCTTCACCTAACAAGGCCTCTTTAACGGTAGATGAGGAGGAAGCAGTCGGGAAGATCGACCTGCCGGCAGCCATTAAGAACGCCATCCCCCTGTCTGAGCATCAGTACGGCGGCACCGAGCTGCCCCCTGCTCCCGACAAGGACCAGGAGGACAACTTCCCGTTCGAGGGCGCCGAGCACATGAGTGAAGAAGACATCCCGCCCGAGTTCCGGGACTAACCATAATCAGTAACCGAAGGAAAGGATTATCAACATGACAACCAAGAAAGGAACTAAAGCCGATGCTCCGAAAGATACGAAAACTCGACCCGCTGGACGTGCAGCTGCCAACAAAGCAGGAAGGAAGCCACCTCGCAAGGCCAGGTTATCGGTTTCCCAGCTCGCAGGTGCAGGCCTTAAAGATCCTGGCGGCGAGGTTAACAGCTCGCCATCCCCAAGGCCGCAAGGTCGCACCACAGGCCGTTATATCGACCCTATTAAGTCAAGTGGAGGAGCTGCAAACCATCGAGCAGCAGTTGAAGTCTTCACGAACCTACCAGCCGTCAAGCCAGCCAAAGAGCCGTCAAACGCATCCTTGAAGTATTCACTTATTTTCCTGGCCGGCATGCTCCTTGGTATGGGCCTAATGGCGTTCTAGAGGTTTATGGTCAAAATCAAAGTAACAATCAGGAGACACAAACATGGAAGACAGCATAAAGGTGATAGTCGGTATCTTCTCGCCTACGAGACCACGCCGCGTCCGGCGGATAGCCGGCTTGTTCGTAAGCTTTCTGTCGCTGATCGGCTGGGCGATCGTTGGATACATTATCGTCGCCGTAAAGTGGCCGCAGTTCGACAAGCTGCTTCAAAAGTTGCTGGTGTGGTGAGGCGTGTTATAACTATAAGGAGCAATGGAAAATGAAGCGAACAACGTTATCCATTCCGGACTCCGAACATTGAATATATTAACGGAGTGGCTACTAACTTGGGCCGCATGTCCTTGGCGGAGCTGTCAGATATGCGAGAATTAATAGAGTGCCGCTTGGACGATGCCAAGGTTGACCTGCAAATTGTGCAGGATGAGATCGGGCGGCGAATCGTGGAGAACGCATGAATGCAGTTATTTATTGACGTCGAAAACGGAAAAATCAGCATCAGAGTCTTTGACCAGCGTGACGCCGGAGGCAAGACGGAGCTCGTTCCCATTGAGCTTAAGGTTCCGACTGGCGAGCAGATTATCAAACAACACGGGCCGGCGAAACTGGAACCTAAACAGGAGTTGGCACCGAAGCCTAAGAAGCCGGATCTCAAGACCTGCATCATTTGCGGTGAGGAGTTCTCGGGACACGCTCTGGCCAAGGTTTGCTCGCTTGAGTGTCGGACGGAAAAAGACCGTCGGTACGCGGCCAGTTATAAGTCAACCAAGTCTGGTACTGAAGAGAGCAAGAGTTGGAAGCGGACCGTACTGCCTCCTACAAAGCCAGCTGAGACTCCCGAGGAAGTTGCCGCTGCAATCAGCAGGGTGAGGACCGAGATGTCTGAGTCACCAGGTCACTTTAATGAGGGATTTTGATATGAAAGATTACAAGCAAGCGCAGCGCGAGACACGGGTCAAGCTCAAGCATCGGAGGTTACTTTACTTCGCTCCGCCGACTTCTCAGCCATTGAATCTAGGCATTCGCAAGTTCAAGCGCACTGGTGTATCGCCTGAGTACATAAAGATTTTCAAGGAGAACGCGTGGGGAAGCATTGGGAGGCCGGAACATGCCTGATGAACAAATTGGCTGCGGCGCGCACAAAATTGGCGAAGCGATCCCCGGCACTGACTTTGACTACACCTGCGACGATTGCGTCCTCCCTCTGAACCACCTGGACCCGCCTGAGCTAGCTGATGCGGGAGGTGGCTCATGATAACAGTAGACGTGCGGGAAGATTTTGCAACTGGCGACAAGCTGTTATTTGTCAGGGTTCCAAGACTTGACCTGCAAAACATAAAACTAGATTCTTTTGACCGAGCAGTGATCAATACGCCGATCCAGAGCGCGGCAGACGTTTTTCAGGACTTAGAGATATTGGCGAGGCGGCAGGCCGAGCAGGATGGTGATGCGTGAACGGTCACCACAGCAGCGAGAGATCGACTGGGCGGCCACTTTAGAAACGGCGCTCACAGCTCCTGGCAATATTGGCAACACGTATAACCGCTTCTACCGGTACAGCTTTCTCAACCAGATCCTGCTCATGATGCAGGGTGTTGAAGGCCCTGTGGCGACTTTCGATCGTTGGCGCTCTCTTGGCAGACAGGTCCTCAAAGGTAGCAAGGCCGCTGAGATTGTCAGGCCCATCACGATCACGAAGAAGAACGACGATGGTGAGGTCGAGTCGGCCTATACCCGTTTCAAGCTCGTCAAGTGCATCTTCGGCTATAACCAGACTGAGGGCGACGAGCTGCCGCCGGCCGAGACGCCCGGCTGGGAGCTGGATACGGCCCTCAAAGCGCTCAACATAAAGCGGGTGCCTTTCACCATGCTCGACGGGAACGTCCAAGGCTTCAGCTCAGGCCGTGAGATTGCGGTTAACCCGGTGGCAACCGATCCGCTGGGCACCACCTACCACGAGCTAGGCCACGTCGTATTAGGCCACACTGAACCGGACCGTGCGGTTGAGTACGTATTGCATCGAGGCATTTATGAGTTCCAGGCGGAGACGACGTCGTACCTCACCATGCACGAGCTGAATGTTATGAGTGAGGACCAGGCGAGCGAGAGCCGGGCGTATATCCAGGGTTGGCTTAGAGACGAGCGGCCGGGTGATGTGGCGATTAGGCAGGTCTTCGGGGCTACTGACAGAATCCTTCGTGCTGGACGCGCCGATGATGTAGTATCACCCGACGCTCTTGATTGAACGAGGAGATATATGAATCGCGCAACCGCTTTGGCGGACTACTTGCGTAAACTGGCAGATTGGCGACTCACGGTATATGAGAGGCGCTTCGATGGTCCGAGTGAGGGGGCTTCAATCGCCTTGAGGGACGCTGCGGTTAATGCAGAATCGCTCCCAGAAGATGAGCCAGTACTTGTAGCAATGGAGAAAGCCGGCTGGTACCGCAATGGCGAGTTCGAGCCTAGCGAGAGTGTCGCCGAATATCTCCGGCGGTGGAGCTACCACACTAGAGCCGATCCAGAAGACCTGCTCTTTGATCTTCACTGTTTCGCCGGAGGGGATGACGTATGGCGACCGTTGGCGAACTCACTCCAGGGGCTGGCTGGCAAGAAGGGTCTGCGTCTGCAGCCGCTATCACCCCGAGAGACCAGAAAACCGCAATGGAATTCGTATCAGTTGGTGACTTCGATGGGCATTGTGCGAGTCTCTGAGAATTCGTTGCCGGCTATCCGCCGGTACCTTGAGAGTTTCTAAATCCCCTCGACCAAGATCGGCGCTCAACACTCAGCTCATGACGTAAATCAACCTTTGCCCTGTCGGCCGTTTCCTCGAATGCACGATATCTTTCCTCGCGCTCTTTATCGTCAGTCGGAATAAGTATGGCTAGCGCCAACGCCCCGTAGGTAGCGGAGACTAATTGGGCGGATGCTCTGAGTTTATCTGATGCGTAGAGCTGAACGCGATTTGAGGTTTCATGCAAGTGAAGTGTGCGCTCAGCAAATTCTTTTGCAGTTCGTTGGGGCAAAAGCGCTTTGTCTGACTGATTGGCGATCTTTCGTATCAAAGTGTCAAATTGGATCTCTTGGAGGAGGTTGAAGAATTGCTCATAAGACTCCGTTCGTCTGGTCAAAAGCCACTGCCGGCGGGCGTGCCGGGCACCGGCCCAGGGGCTGATTACGGTGCCAGCGAGAGCAGCTGTTGCTGCGATGATGGCAGTGGCGAGCGGTAGCCACCAGACAACTTGCATGGCTGAAGGCTAGCGGCCGTAGTGCCATGACGCCAATCGGGCCGGCATGATGTATTGCAGGCCATAATTAAGTCGACATGGCATAATATACATTCGTACCCCTGTTAGCCGTTTCGGGGCGCTGCCCTTGACAAAGCCATTTTCGTTTAGAATACCCTTTGGCCCCTGTTATCGCGGTGCGCCAAATGTAGATTGTGCGACATCTCCGTGCTTTTCCACAGCAATATTCCTAAAAGCCATTGCCCCGCTTCGCATCAGCATTCATAATCTCAGCTCGGACGGCAGCGGTGCCCACCCCCTCTGCCGTCCACAACGGTGGCTTGGTGCGCGACGTTGTAGTTGGGGCTTCGGTCCCAGCAGGGTAATTCGTCGTAAACGACAGACAATATTCGTGCAGCAATGCGAGACTGCATGAACGCGCCCTGTCTGTAATTATGGAGAAAGACATATGCACAGTCGAAAGTTACTGGAGATCAATCTAAGTCAGGCCGCCGGCCTGGGAGCCACCAAGGTGCAGGTTATACAAAACCGTAGGCTTGCCGCCCGGTTGTCGAAAGGCGCATGAGCAGCAGTTCTCAATACATTGAGATCACACCCATGGGGAAGCCGCGCATGACACGGCGGGACACGTGGAAGCAGCGAGATGTTGTCGTGAGATACCGCGCGTTCTGTGACGAGCTGAGCCTCAACCTTCCTAGCTACCAACTCCCCCACGAGCTGGCGCTCACATTCTTTATCCCCATGCCGGCGTCCTGGAGCAAGCGGAAGCGCCTGGCCATGGCCGGCGCTCCGCATGATCAGAAACCGGACATCGACAACCTATGCAAGGGCTTCATGGACGCCTTCAAGTCCGAGGACAAGCACGTGTATGCGCTCAGAGCCGAGAAGTACTGGTCTGAGACGGGCGGCATTGAAATAAGTGACTATGACGAGGCGGCAGCATGAGGTGTCAGATCCTGAGCTGCCGTTCTAGAGGCCGCTACCTGCGCCGTGGCTACCGGCTCTGCTTCGTGCACTACGTAATGGCCGCCGAGGGACGCTGGCGATGGTTGCAGTACTTAGATGTTTCCTAGTGTGGTTGGGGAATTACTCACCGTGCTGTAAGGCCAAGGTCTGCAATCGGCTGTACTGCAGCAGCTGCAAAAGGCGTGTGGCTTAAAAATGTTCGAGCTTGTCCAGAACTGTCCGAGGTTGTGCGACGCCGACCGATCTTAACCGTCAGCCGTGCGAAAGCTATTGTTACGGATTTCTTCTTCCATGAGCTTGACCTCCATCCATCGTTCAAGCCACTTATCAACTGGTGCGTCAAGAGGCTCTGCAGGACCATGCCCCCCCCTCAAGGCGAACTCATTGAGGGCCGAGATTAGCTGGTGAGTTGTATTCCAGGAGGGAAGTCTCTTGCCCAGAAATACGTCCGAAAGAGTGCTTGCCGGAAGATATTCCGGCGATGCGTCTCCGATGTCCCGAAGTGATGGGTGGCCAGCACGCTCCCTAAGCTCTCGCAGCTCCGCCGCGAATTCCGCGATGCGCTGGCGATCAGCGTCCTGGGTAGATGGTTCGGGCTCAGCTTTGACCTTTGGCTCACCGATGCCCTTAACTCGCGACGACTCAGCGATGCCCTTAACTCGCGACGACTTCCTAGTGTTGTTAGCCGGCCGGCGACTGGTTTGTGCCACTCGCATGGTCTCCATCTCTACTTCAAGCGATCTACGCTTCGTCATCCACTTACCCTCGTCACCGCCCCAGGCGTTGACCAAGGCAGCAAGTACAGGGCGACTAGGGATCCGTTTCCCGCGGAGCGCTGCATACAGCGTGTCGCGATGGATGTTGTACTGGACCGCTATCTGATCAATGCTCTTCGCTGCTCCACCTGCTGAATCTTGGAGCGCGCGAAGTTCCAGAGCGAACCGGGCTAGTGGGCCATCCTCTGGGCGCAGTACGACGGGGAGACGAGGCATGCAGACTTCTCCAATGCGTGGCAATACGTCACATTGTAGGCACATTGTCGTGTCCGCGCGGAAAGCCACTAGTTCGCTACTAGCGTCGGAAGCGTCATTAAGCACCCGCCGGGCGCCCCTCGGGATTGGCACCACGTATGGAGCGCACGACGGGCCAATCAGCCGGCTACGCCGGCGGAAAGGACGGATCTGGTGGACCCGTCGTCTCATTCTCCCACCAAGGGCCGGTCAGGCAAACAGATCGCCCTGGCCGTTGGGAGCTGCGTGCTCGGCATCGCCTGTCTCGTGCTGGCCATTGTGATGCCGTCTGAGCGAGTGTTGGCTGTCGCTACGGTGATCTTGGCCGGGGCGACGGTGGTGCTGGCGGTTGTCGCCGTGATTCAGTGGATCCGGCGACGCAGATAAGACCGCGCGGGAATAAGGGGTAGAGCAGCGCTGCTCTACCTCTTATTCATGTCTGAGGATTAGAGCCAAGCGAGATTATTTACAGACATCCTCTGAGGCTTCGTCACAATGAAGCCGTTAACGGAGGTACGCGATGGAACGTCGACGCCGTGCTCAAAAACAGCAACGAGAGCTGTTGCTTATCGATCACCCGGCCATGTTCAGATAGGCATCTTGAGCCTTTGGCGCAATTGTGCAATAGTCAGTAATCGATGACAGCTCAATATGACGCCGGCTCTAGAAAGATGGTCCTGCACTTCAGTGACGGAGTGCAGGGCTATTCATTTTTGTTGCCGGCAGTCTGGAATGTTGCGGCGATAGTCCGGTATGTGAATGAGCTGCGGGGGCTGTATGGCTGACCAGACTGATAAGCATCCCGGTGGCCGGCCTTTGCCGTTCGAGACGCTGGAAGAGCTGCAGCACGCCATCCGGGCCTACTTTGGTGAACAAAACCCGCATGTTGCCACTCGCAAAAAGCGGCGCATGGCCGACGATGGCACGTATTTTTGGACGGATGAAGAGTACATGACTGAGCAAAAGCCGCTCACCATGGCCGGTCTAGCAAGGGCTCTCGGCATTGATCGGCGCACACTTAAAAACTATGCCGACCGTGATGAGTTTTTTCCCGCGATTGATCAGGCGCGTGCGCGCTGCGAGGAGTATGCCGAACAGCAGCTATTTATTGGTAATGCCAATGGCGCCAAGTTCAATCTATCCAACAACTACGATGACTGGCGCGACAAGTCGACCGTCGATGGTGAGCAGAAGTTAATCATCGAGACTCGCAAGTACGATGATAACGACCAGGATTAGACTGCCGCACATATACCGGCCGCGTGACTACCAGCGCGACTTCTTCACTGCTCTCCATAGCGGCAAGTACCGCATCTTCGTCAAAAACTGGCACCGCCGCGGCGGTAAGGACATCACTGACTGGAATGCAGCCATCGAGCTGACAGCTGAAGAGCCGATGACCACCAAATACGCCTTCCCCACCAGCGACATGGCGCGGGACAACCTGTGGGAGGCGTATACCAACGATGGCATTCGCTTCACCGAGTTTGTGCCGCTGGAGCTTCGCGTGCGCCGTCATGCCAACGATGACGGGCTCAACGACAGTTTGAAGCGCATCGAGTTGGTGACCGGCGGCTCGATCCGGGTTATCAGCGCTCATAAGCCCAGCCGCCTCCGCGGCGGCAATTCCAAGGTCTTTGTGCTTTCAGAATTCCAGGCCATGGACCCGACGGTTATCGACATCCTTATACCGATCGTCGAAGCGAATGGCGGCATCATCCTGATCAATATGACCAGCAACGGCGACAGTGCGGCCAAGGGCATGCTGGAGGCCTGGCAGAAAGATCCCGACGTATGGGTTTCCATTCTGACCGCCAATGACACACCGGTCTTCAAACCCGAGCAGCTGGAGCGCATCAAGCGCAATGTCATTGCCAGCTTCACCGCCCGGGGACAGAGCGAGGAAGAGGCCGTCGCCTTCTTTGACCAGGAATACATGTGCAGCTGGGATAGCCCCGTCGTTGGCTCTTATTTCGGTGCCGCCATGCGCCGTGCCAAGGACGACGGTCGGATCCGTAATGTGCCGTACGAGCCGCAGCTGCGGGTCAACACGTATTGGGACCTCGGCATGGATGACTCCATGAGCATTTGGTTCGTCCAGCTCTTTGGCCGCGAGGTGCGCTTAATCGACTACTACGAGAACAGCGGCGAAGGCATCGGCCACTACGTCCAGGAGCTGAACAAGAAGGGCTACGTCTACGGCCAGCACTACGCGCCACACGACATTGAGGTGCGTGAGCTGGGCACTGGTGTGAGCCGTAAAGAGACAGCCGCGAAGCTTGGCGTCCAGTTTCAGACGGTCAAGCGCCCGGCTAAGAAGGAAGACGGCATTGACGCTATCCGGTCACTACTCCCCCGCTGCTACTTCGATGAAGCGAAGTGCAAGCGTGGCATCGATGGGCTTAAGGGTTACAAGAAGAAGTGGAATGACAAGTTAATGGTCTACTACAACGAGCCGGTGCACGACTGGACGAGCCATCCCACCGATGCATTTCAGACGTTAGGGCTCAGCAATCCGGAGCAGGTCGAGGTGGCCGACGTGCATACCGCGGGTTGGATTCAAGAGCGCTTGAATCAGTGGTGAACGACATATTCGGAGCGAGGCGCGCCTAGCGTGTGCTCGTTTCAGTCCGGCTTGGGTATCGACTGCTCGGGGTTTTCTTTCGGCAACAGATCTTGCAACTCCCCGACGTTGATCCTTAACTCATCGCCCAGCCTAAGTATGCGGTCAAGATCTTCGGGGCTGATGACTTTCAACTCGGGTATCGACTGCTCACGGCGTGTTTTCGTCCACTCAGCTAGCAGCCTCTTACGAAGATTAGCGGGAGCTGCCTCGCCGACAAGTAGACGATGCGCCACCCAAGCGTGGGCCGCTTCGTCGTAAGCACTTAAGGCCTCCGCGCGCGAAGCCCGGACCGCTTCCAGAGCACTCAAGGCCTCGTGCAAAGTCTGGTGGAATGCGCTGGTCGCAACTGTCGTTTTTGGCGTGGTTGCCCGCTGTGCCAAAAGTGCGCGCACATTGACAATGTCGGGATCGACGGATTCCGCAGACGTGTTTGCATCCGGACTTCCAGACTCACCACTCTCGGAGTGACTAGGCAGAGGCTCTCGATCGAAGCTCTCAGCACGCGTCAGAAGCTCACCCGCCCTACGGAAGGCCTCGTCATGGCGCTTCGCCTCGTCGCCGCGAGCACGCCGTCCAGACCCGACGACGCGCAACATGGAACCCGTCATTTTGCGAGTCTACGTCCTCCCGAACGCTAGTAGGAATGCGCGCAGGAGAGAGATGAGCCCTAGACCGGACGCTACCGCAGCCGCTAGGAGTACGCGCCAAAGAGCCGATCGGACGTTCTTGACGACCGTCTCGTTGTTGTTAACTGCTGCGATGGTTCCTTGCCGGAGGTCATGCAACATGTCATCCACGCCCAAGCCCTGAGCGGTGCCGCTGGTCATTATCGCGTCATGGTCCGCCACGGTTAGTCTGTCGGCTTCGATCACGCGCCAGGTCGCGCCGAGGCACCACACGAGGCCAGCTGTTGCTAGGGAGTCGAGCCACCCAGGCCTGCCAACCTGGAGTGCGGTTGCGACGATGGTCGCAGCAACCGCTGCAATGAAGGTCGCCATCAGTTTGGAGTTTTCGACGGTGGTGCGTTGTAAGTCCAGCGTACGAGCAGCCTGGCCCTCAAGCCACTCGGGAATCCTCACGTCGGGCATGGACAGAATCATGTCAGAGCCGGCACGACGCTGACCAGTTACAGATAATCTCGGCCATCGAATTTATTCGTAAAATTACATATTCAAAACGGCCTGATGGCTATTTGCACGTTCATTTACTATAATTCCTATTAGCATCAGGGTAGGTGCATAAACGTTGGCACATGCCAAAATCGGCAATATCAAAACGCAAGGTAATGCAGACAGCCAAGTCGGCTGTCGACCGCTTCAAGGGCTCCTGGGAATACGCCGAGGGCAACCATCACAGCCGTTGGGACCGGAACTGGAAGCTGTATAACAACAAGCGGGCGCTGGTCGGGTACCAGGGCATTACCAACACGTTTGTACCCCTACCCTTTTCAACGGTCGAGACGCTGACAGCCGCGCTCTGCGTTGGCCGGCCTTCTATCGATTTTGAGCCCCAAGATATGTACAAGTACATCATGTCGTACTACCAAGAGGGTAAGAGGCCCGATCTTAAGGCCCTCAACGCTTTATATGACTACTTTTGGGAATGCGACAACTGGGACCTTAAGAGCATCAAGACGGTACGCAGCGGCTTCATTTATGGCACGGCCTGCGAGTGGGTCTATTGGGACGGAGACAAGCCGCGCATTATCAACATGAATGTCCGGGACGCCATCATCGACCCCAGCCTGACCGATCCCATGCAGCTCATCACTAACCCGGACGACTACTACAGCGGCCGGCGCTACATCACGACCAAGGACGCCCTGGCGGCTGAAAAGATCGTTGATCCCAAGACCGGCGAGCCTAAGCCGCGCTTCAAGAACCTGGACAAGATCACAGCCGGCGCCAGCAGCAGTGAAGAGACCGACAAAGAGCTGAAGGACATGAAGCTTGGCTCCCTGCGTAACTCAGACGATGACATCGAGGTCATCGAGATCTGGGACGGCAAGAAGATCAAGAGCGTCGCCAACCGCATGGTGACCATCGAGGACCGTGACAACAAGCTCGGCATCCATTGCCTGGTTATCCATCGCTTCATCGCTGACGAATCGGTCATCTACGGCAAAGCCATCATCGATCCGATCGCTCATCCGGTCGAGTTGCTCAACGACATCACCAACCAACGGGTCGATGCGGTGACTGATGCGCTCAATCCCCAGTCCGAGCTGGACCCGTCATACATCTCCTGGCTGCCCAAGATGAAGAATGCGCCCAGCACCGTCTATCCCTTCAAGCCAGGCAGCTGGAAGTTCGTGCAGAAGCCAGGCATTCCGGCCGGCGCCTTCCAGGAGTCGGGCAACATCAAGAGCGACATACGGGAAGCCGTTGCCGCCGACCAGGTCGTCAAGGGCGTCTCATCTGACCAGCGGTCCACGGCCACGGAGATCCGCGCGCAGCTCAACCAGGCCGGGGAGCGTTTCGAGCTGTACATCCGCATGCTCGAGCGTGAGGGCTTCTATCAGCGCTCCAAGATCGTATTCCGCATGATGCTGGCCTATGTAAAGGACAAGCAGCTGGTGCCGGTCAGCAGCATCGAGGGGCCGAAGTTCCGGGCGTTCGATCCTGGCCAGTTTGACGACACCCACGAGCCGCGCATCCGGCTTGAAGCCAGCATTAAGAACTCGAAGGCGCAAGACTCCCAGAAAGCCGCCGAGGCTTATCAAATCTTGATCAAGGACCCCACCAACGACTTGTGGGAAGCCAAGAAGATCCTCTATCCGAAGATGTTCGACCTGACTGAGGAAGAGCTGGACCGAATTATCGGCGCTCAGAAGCCGGCTGCGGCTCCAATGGTGCCGACAGCCCCTACCGGGTCGGCTGATGGTGCCGGCGGGTCTACAAACCCGCTCGCAAGCCTCTTTACGCAGCCGGCCCCCGATGAGGTAGCGCCATGAGCACGAAATCGCAGCAGGAACCGCCGCAATTAGACGTGAAGCGCCTGGCTCAGCTGGCCCAGCAGTTTCTTGACACTGTCTATGGCGGCTGGAGCATCGCCAAATTGAGCGCGATCTACAACAACCTGCACCACGAGGCCGAGGAAGCGCAAAGTATCGATGAAAAGGCCTTGAAGGTTGAACGCGCTGCAGGCCTCCGGCTGGCTATTGACTTACTGACTCATGACGCAGCTCTTCTTGAAACCGGTTATTTCGATAACGACAAGGACCTGGCGCCGGAAGAATAGCGGCGGTTTTCCGCTTTGGCCGCCAGGTAGGCAGGCGGCCGGAGCGGGGAACTCGTTTCCCGGCCACAAGCTGCACAGTGCAGGCAATTTATTACTTCAAGGCAATATTTTGCTAGGAGCCAAGGGGCTCCCACCTACCCAAGTGACAACTGTGCTGTGCAGAAAGGGGCAACCCAGAGCAATTTAACAAGGAGAAAAGGTTCCATGAGCGAATCAACCACAACTGCCGCGGATCCCGGGACTGGCGCAGATCCTTCTGCACAACCAGGCACCGGTGTAGATCCGGCGGCAGCGGCTACGCAGCCACAAGAACCACAAACCACCACCACTTCTAACGAGGACACAAACCAGGCCGGCACAGACGACAACCTGGAATGGCTTCAGAAGAAGGGCATCGACCCGAACAGCCCGGAGGCACTCAGCAAGGTAGCTGAGATGTACCGCAACGCTGAGAAGACGATGCATGAGTCAACAGAGAAGGCATCCAATCTTGAGCGCACCATAACCGAGTCGTCGCAAAAGACAGCCGAGGATACCGGGCTTCAAACTGATCCCAATGAGGATCGGATACGGGCCCTGGAAACGAAGACGGCTGTCAGCGAGTTCTTCGCCCGCGATGACGTCGATTCTGCGATGCGTCCCAAGATGGCCGAGTACGTCAAGGAGAACCCGCAAGTCGGTCTTTTGTTTGAGCACGGTTATTTGAACTTGCAGAACATCTACGACATGACGAAGGGCAGCGACGCCGGCCTGGAAACCCAACTGAAGACCGAAGGTGGCAGGGAAGCACTCCAGCGGGTTGCCGACAAGCAACAAGCCAAGGCAGTCCACGGTGCTGCGACGTCTTCAGCAATGGGGACACCGCCGGTCACCAAGGCGAACTTCGATGAGTGGTACAGCGGCCTTTCAGCGGCCGAGCGTGCCAAGCCCGAAACCCAAAAGATTGTCAACGGTTTGTTGTCCCAATAGCAACGTAAACCGGTAGACCTCAATTAGAGAGGAGAACCATACAAGGACAACTTCATAAATGGCAGGTTCAACAACTACAACCCACTCAGATTATCGGCCCATTCTGTGGGCCAACGATACTCTGGACTACTTAAAGAAACGGCTCGTTTTAGCCGAGCGCATCGATCGTTACGACGATGAGGTAAAAGAGTACGGCCAGTCGATCCAGATTGTGCCCTTCAGCACGTCTGGGGCGGCCCGGAACCTATCGCAAGGTACAGATGTCACCTTCGATACGGCGACCGAAACCGCGATCACCTTAGCGATCGACAAATGGAAATATAAGGCGCACCAGATCTACAAAATGCTGAAGGTGCAGAGCAAGTACGACCTTCGCTCTAAGTACACCAAAGACGCGGCATATGTACTCAACGACGCAATCGAGCAGGACATCGTGACGGCGATTCTGGCAGCGGTCACGGCAGGGGGCGCCGGCTACTCCATAGCCGCCGGAGCGGCCGCGCTGACGGACTCCAAGATCCGCCAGGCAATGCAGATCCTGGGTGAGCAGAACGTCACTGACTGGGAAAATGTCACGCTGGCGGTCAACCCGGACGGCTTTAACGACATCCTGGCCGAGACCCGGTTCAGCAGCTCCGACTACGTGATGGACGACAACGGCAAGCCCGTGGTCAGCGGTCGCGTGCTGGCGCTGTACGGCATCCCAGTGCGTGTCAGTAACAACATCGGTTCCGGCTACGCCTTGATGTTCCACAAGGAATCGGCTGCAGCCGCGGTCCAGCAGGACGTGAAAGTCACCGGCTGGGACAACGTGCGCTCCGGTGCATGGGAACAGCGCTCAGACGTTATTTACGGCGTCAAAGAGCTGCGCTCTAACACCGCAGTGAAGATCAACTTCGTCTAGACGTAGTTGATGGGGGGCCATTCGTGGCCCCCTCTCGCCAAAGCAAATTAAGCAGGAGACTCAACATAATGAGCACCGACACCAAGAAAGACGCTCCACCAGCAGAGGAGCCGAAGAAGAAGGAGGCTGCTCCCGAGAGCACCGACACCAAGAAAGACGCTCCACCAGCAGAGGAGCCGAAGAAGTTTGGTGTACCGGTGTCTGAGTTTGAGAAGCTCAGCCTTCGGGAGCAGAAGCTGCTGGAGATGGAGGACATCAAGAGCCCGCTCCGTAACCAGGAGACGAAGGAGGACATCAGGGACCACCAGCTCTTGACCAATGCGCCGGCGGAAACGATCGCGGCCATGACTGGTTTCAGTCTCAAGGAGCTTGCAGCCCGTGCCAAGGAGCTTGGCACAACGCTCAAAGGTTCGCTGGCTGGGGATTTCAGGCCGCCCAGCGAGTAGGAATCTCAGGGCAATATAAACAGCCTCAATTTGGGGCTGTTTTTGTTTTTCGGATATTGTTATAATTCGAGCATCAAGGGTAGGTGCGCGCAGGTAGACCTTTATGCTGTCCCTGGTCGACATCTTCAATCGAATTTTGATACTGCTAACAATGCGATCAATACAAAATTGGTTGGGCCTGCGACCAACTCTGCCATTGGTGACAACTTAAAGCTGGTTGCTGCTGCTGGTACACGCGAAACACTCGTCGCCTCAACAACCCCCTGCAAGTCAGTGGTTATTACAGCAAAGCTTACTAACACCGGAACCGTTGTTGTCGGCGGCTCCACCGTTGTTGCCGCATCTGGCGCCACGCGCCGAGGCGCGCCGCTGAGTGCGGGTGACTCTGTAGTTATAGACATTGATGATCTGGTGAAGATCTATCTAGATGTAACTGTTAGTGGCGAGGGCGTGACGTTCGCGTATGTAGCGTAATGAATGGATTTCAAGTCACTCGCAAAAGCAGCAAAACTTGGGAGTCATTCAGGACACCGGGTGCAACGGCCAACCGCAGATGGATAGCAGGTATGACAAATGCGTTGGCTCTGTCCACTGCAACGCCAGCGCTAAATGAGTTAAAAGCCATACCGTTCTTTTGTGAGAAGACAATCTCGATTGACCGGCTTACGATAAATGTCACGTCAGCGGCCTCTGCCGGTGGTGTTGCACGTGTCGGTATTTACAACAACACATCTGAGGACAATCCGTATCCGTCCTCGCGTATTGTTGATAGCGGCGAGATTGCGACTGATTCTACTGGTGTCAAGGATATTACAATCACCCCCGTGACACTCGTAGGGGGCAATCTGTATTGGTTTGTTTATTTGCCTGGAGTGGCCACGGCAACCGTCCGGTCGTTAGCGCTTGGCGGGACGATTCCAATTTTTGGACTCGATACGACTATGGGCACTGGTGTCGGCAGCATGTGGAACCCATCTTTGGCCTATGGTGCCTTGCCTTCAACGTATACGGCCGGCGGATCGGTTACCTCTCAAAATCCTCCGGCTATTGGCTTCAGGATTGCTTGAGCCATGACATGGACTGCGGGGGACGTGTCAGGGTCACAGACACTTACCAGCTCAGACCACCTTTACGAGCGTCACGTTAATGAATTGCGTGGGGCACTCGATGATCTCGTCTTTAATGTGAAGACTTATGGGGCCGTTGGTGACGGAACTACCCAAGAGCAAGTAGCTGTACAGGCAGCTATCAACGCGGCCAATGCGGCAGGCGGGGGTATTATCTTTTTCCCCAGGGGGACGTACTTGTTCCACGAATCCATCGAGCTAAAAGACAACTGCACGCTTCGCGGCGTAGGCGTTGGTACAGTATTCACTACGGATATGTTCCCATCTGCCAAACGGGGTATAGTCAAAGTCTCTAATAAGAACTATTGCACCATTGAGCATATTAAGTTCAGTGTTAATTCGAGCGTTAATGGTAGCGTTAATGCGATTACTAGCTACGGTAGTATTGGTTTAACAATTCGCAATAACTACTTCACCGGGAATACCAATACGGGTTTTCATGGCATGGTTTTTCTCAATGGGCAAGAGGGAACAAATCCCATCCGCAACACAGTGATTGAGAATAATCACTTTGAGAATATAACTAATATCACCTCAATCAATCTGTACGCCGGTGCAACTAATACTATTTCGGACACTCGGATTGTCAACAATTATTTTAAGGATGTGCTTGCTTCCGTAATTTACTTGGACGCCTACGGTCTCAACAGGGATACCCTCGTTAGCCACAACCAATTTATTGATATCATCGGTAGCGCACTTATCTACGCTACGGCAGTCAAGACTCGGCTCAGCAATGATTACAACGTTAAAGATTTGACGATCAGTAACAACCAATACCGCAATACTCGTACTTCGCAACGGATGGGTTTTGCCTTTACCTACTCTTGTCAAGATACTGTTATTAGCAATAATACTTGTGTGGTTCCTGTCGGTTCAGAGGGGCCTTGCTTTGCTCCGGGCCGCACAGATCAACCCAATATTGGGCTTCAAATCTTAGGAAACTGGGTAGAGGGTTTTGATGCTTTCTGGGACCCAGACTCAAAGAGGTTTGTTGAGGTTGCGAATAATATCGTTTATTGCTGTGGCGCAGGTATTGGTACTGGATATGGAACCCAGGAATATCTGGATGTTCACGATAATATCATCTATAACAGCGTGGGTGTTTACCCTGGAGCTTTTGCGCTTGGTGGTGCCACGCCGGTAAAATCAAAGATTCACGATAACCTTGTAATTGATGACCGTAATCCGTCGACGGCTACGTCGGCATTTATCTTTACGGGAAATTCAAACTACGCTGATCTGGAGATATACAACAATCGTATTTATGTCCCGCATCGGGCGCTGACGATGATTGTCAAAGATGGTGGCTCGGAAGTATTACCTCGCAAAATGGAAGGTAACGAAGTCCACGACTTAAACGGTATTACGCTTGAATCGGCAAAGTATGCCCAGGGCAATGTTACGGGTGCGACGACGTTCAATAGGGCCAACGGTCCGATCATCACGGCCACCCTTACGGGCAACATTACCGTCATATTGACTGACGGAACGCGGATTGGTGAGTTGCTAGAACTGCGGTTGACCCAAGATGGCACGGGCTCCCGTACAGTCACCTGGCCCTCCAATTTCAAGAAGGCCGGCGGTTCACTCACACTCTCCACTGCTGCCGGCGCAAAAGATCTCATCACCGCTCGCTGGGACGGCACCAACTGGGTCGAAGTAAGCAGAGCGCTGAACGTGAGCTGAGACACAGCACCAACGTCACGAGCGCTCAGCGGAGCCAATGCGCAGCTGCTAGGCTACCCGGCCGTGCCTTGGTTACAAACACATTTTGAACTAGTACTGGCCACCTTCGGCGTGGTCCTAGCAGTCATCGGAATTGCTGCGACAATCTGGGTCGCCCGCCGAGAGCGGCGGCCTAAAACGCTCGATTGGGAGATGCTTGCCAACCTGCCGATTGTGGGCAGAGGCGCAACGTCGATGAACGGCTCGAAGCTGGAGGTGGTGTGGGACAAGACTCGACCTCTGACTCAGCCGCAGTTGGTCAAGTTGCGCATCCTTAACACCGGCAGGCGGGAGATCGAGGGCGATGAGTATACTGAGCCGGTTTCCGTTGCTGTGCAAGGTGAAATAATTGAGGCGACCGTCACAGACACATCACCAGCCAATGTATATCCTTTGGGTACAGTGAAGTTGGCGTCAAAACGCGAAGTACAACTTAGTCCGAAATTGCTTAATCCCGAAGACTGGATCGACCTTCAGCTCCTGGTAGATGGTGAAAAGGCGCACCCGAGAGTTAAGGCACGCTTCGCTGGTCAAAACCGCGCGATGACAGATTGGGGCAAGTTCAAGCGCCGCCGTTTTAAGCGTCGGATGTTTACTGCCATTATATTGGCCACAATACCTGTCATATTTGCAACTATTTATACGGCAACAGCATTGACCAGGCCTCCCGGCGCGCACGACTTCGGACTGTTCGTACTTATGTTGTCTTGTGTTCCTTTATTTGCCGTCATGGGTATTGGTTCAGCCAGAGTAGGACGGTGGACGGCTATTACCCAAGAAAGTGGCTCGCACTAACCCTTAACTAGATTGTGCTATAATTACGCCATAATTGGACTAGTATGGCGCGTTTAACATTCGGTTCTAACCCCACCCTCAACGGCTTCTGGACATACGGCGGCATAGGCGGCGGTGAAGTCGATGCCACGACTTTTATCCCAGTGGCGGGAGAAGATGAAGCCGGCGGCACCTGGACAGCGAACGACAGCGAGACTGTCGTGTGGGTTCCCAATAACGAATAGCTAGAGCGCGTTCACTGCTATATAATGCAAATCAGTACAGGGTAGGTGCGTAGGTAATGCGCTTTGTCTTACACGCTACTTGATCTGCAATCCGCGGTCCAGGATGACTTGCAGGACTCTAATTTTTCTACATCCCGCATCACGCGCTACCTCAATTATGGTCAGCTGGTCATTTTCAACACGCACCTGTTCCGGTTTTGCGAAGAGTCGGTTCAGGGGCCGTTGACTATCGGCTCGTATGCATACGCGCAGCAGTCGAATCACCAGCAGACGATCCGGGGCATTGTTTACGACCCGAGCAACACCGGCCGCCGGCTCATCCTTGACGAAAATACCTACATTCCGCACCGGCAATTTTTCGATCAGTACCCGGCTCCCGATCTTGAGACGAGCGGCTTTCCGAGCGCCTGGACTGAGTTCGGGCGGCTCATCTACTTCAACTGCCCGATGTACGACGATTACACGTTCAAGCAGCGCTACTTCCGCGCGCCGACCAGCATGTCAGCCCCTACGGACGTACCGGATGCACCTGAAGCGTTCCGTGAGCTGTTGGAGCTCTATGCGCTATTCCGAAGCGAGAAGAAGCGTGGCAACCATGACATTGCCGCCACGCACAAGCAGGACTTCGAAGACGGCCTGGAGAACATGGCGCTGCGTTATGGCGAGCCGACCCAAGTTGCACCGGTACAGATCCCATCAGCAAGGACCCGCGTTGAGCTATGAGGCGCTCCGCCGTACGCCGTTCAGTGCGCATCCCTGCGGTCACGACTGCCAAGACGCAGACCAAGGACTATGAGTTTGTCGGCGGCCTGAACACCAATGACAGCAACGACGACATGAACCCCAACCAGTGGCGGTACATCACTGACGCGCGGGAGATCCAGGTCGGCAAGTGGCAGACGCGGCTCGGCACTGACCTGTTCAGCATCCCGATCGGCGAAGCGGTCAACGCCCAGCAGACCTCCACGAGCGGCGCCAGCAACCAGGCCTTGAGCACAACAACATGGTTCGCCAAGAAGATCACGGCTACCGCGAGCGGCCCACTGACAGCCATCGAGGCCAATCTCCGCAACATTGCCGGCGGCACCGGGACCATAGTTCTGGCGCTCTACGCCAACAACGCCGGCGCGCCTGGAGAAGAGCTGATGCGCACCACCATTGCGGCATCCGGCCTAACGAGCAGCTACCAGTACCTCAAGGGCCGATCTATCACTTGCCCGGACATCACCAACGGCATGGTCTATTGGGTCGTGGGTTTCGTGCAGGCCGGCGGCACCAATAGCTATCAGATCAGCAGCACCACAAACGCGACTACCGCGCTTGTGAGTACCAATAGCGGCCAGTCATGGTCGGCTGCGTCGGTCGATTTCAACGTCAAGCTCTCCACGGCCACGACCGGCGGTGTCAAGGGCTGCATCCGCATCAAACGGCCTAACGGCACGTCGTATACGTTCTTTGCTCACGGGTCCACGCTCTACTCGGTGAACGAGACCACTGGTGTCACGACCGCCGTCGATACCGGCCTGGACAGCTCCGCTACATACGTACGCTTCGCCTTCGTCAATGACACGCTCTACTACGTCCAGGGCACCACCAAGCCGCGTAAATACGACTTCGCGACTGCCTCCAGCGTCACGGCAGCGCCTGAAAACACCGCGGCGATCATGGAGCATAAGGGGCTGTTGTTCTATCTCTCGGCCGCCGATCCAAGCAAGTCGTTCTACACCAATTTCGGCCTGTACGAGACGTTCACGAGCACGGACTTCTTCTACGTGCCGTCCCCGAAGACGTCGGATCCTGCCAAGGCCTATGCCAAGTTGAACGGCAGCCTGTACATCATCACCCGCAACAACAAGCACGTGCTCTACGGCGCAGAAAACGCCACATTCCGGCTGGACAATGCCGTTGGCCAAAAGGGCACGTTCTCCCAGGAGTCAGTCTGCTTTGATGAGGACTTTGTCTACCTGGCCAGTGACGACGGCATCTATCGGTTCAACGGCGCCGAAGAAGTCAACATCGCCAAAGACGTACTGGACTGGTGGACCGGACTGCAGATCAAGTCAACTGCCGTGCTGGAACTGCACAACAACCGGCTCTATGTCTATTACACGCCGAACGGTGAGGCTCAGAACAGCCGTTGCAAGGTCTACAACACGCTGTATGGCATCTGGGAATCCGAAGACACCAACACCTACGTCGGCCATACCTGTGCCCGTGACGACAACGACAACTACTTCGTGCAGGGCAGCAACCGCGCCGGCATGCTGATGCTCGGCGATCTGCCGACCAACGACTACAACAACATGGGCGAGCCGTTCACCTACGAACTGCGCACCAATTACAACCACTACCAGGCACCGGCGCAGTTCAAGCGGGCATCACACTACCGCCCGCACTTCGACACCGTCAGCGGCAACTGGAGCGTGCAGGTCGGCTACGCCACCGACTACAGCGACTCCCCCACGTACGCCGACATCTCGCTTGCCGGCACGGGCCCGCGCTTCGATGAGGGCTACATGTTTGATTCCGGCGTGGTGTTCGGCGGCAGCCAGCAGGTGAATCCGATGGACGACAGCGTGGCCATCCCCGGACAGTGGAGGCGGCTGCAGAACCGGTACAAGCACTACGCAGCCCGGGAGCCGGTGAGCTTTGACGGGCATGTGCTGGCGATTGAAACGCAGAGGCTTATCTAATGCCAGGCCGTTTCGTCCCGATCCCACCGGGCACTGATGCTGCCCAACAGATAGCGATGCTGAACAAAAACTTCGCCGAGCTGGACCACGAGAATGTGGCCAAGTTGTTTTATGACGCAAACGGCATTCCAAGTATCAGCATCGGTGTACAGCCGGACCAGAGTTCGCGGATCCGTATTGCCAAACCGGGTGTTGACGTTACGGCAGCAACTGATGACGAGCTGGCTTTCAACAGCGCACAGAACGTATTCAAAATAGTCGATGTTATGACGGTCGACACTGATGAAACTTTTATGACGGCCGGCGGCGCAGGTGTATGGGACTACAACGCTACGACCGTGACGCGGCCACATGGGCTTCCCTTTGTCCCATCCGTCCTTGCATACGTTGAGGATGGAGCCGGGGGCTATTTTCTCTGCCCATACACGTCGTTTACCCGGGCAAGCGGCAGTCAAGTTTCAATTTCTACAATTAGCGTGTACACCGACGCAACGAACGTGAACATCGTTACGAACATTTTGAGCCTCAATAGTAGCGGCTCGCTAGGTCCTCTGCCGGTTAAAATATATTTGATGCAAGAGACAGCCAATTAATGGTATTATTTTGGTAACTCGGGTAGTTGCAAGGCCAATGAGTGGCGCAAAACTTAGATGACATTATCAGAGAACTCGACGCAGGATATGCGCCGTCTCGCCAACTGATTAATCAGAGAATCGATGTCCTGCCGGCGCAGGGTGAGGCGGAGATCGCCGGCCTCAACGCCACCAAGGACCAGGCATTCAACGACATTACGGCCGGCGCGCGGGACCGGGGCATGGGCTTCTCCGGCATTCCGCTGGCAGAACAAGCTCAGTACACGGCCTCTAGCTTTCTGCCGGCAGTCGCCAAGGTGCGACAGTCGCAAAACGACGTACGTACGTCATTGCTCGATGCGCTCAACAACACCAATCTGGACCAGCGTAAGACGGCCATGACCCTGAGAGAGAGCCAGCTGAACCGTGATCTTGAACGTGAGAAAGAGGAAGCTGCCCGGCGTGCGGCCTCGCAGTCGAGCGACGCCTTTAAGAAGATATTCGAACAGCAGAACCAAGGGCAATCGAGCCTTTCACTGCCTGGCGCGACCCTCAAGAACCCGAAACTTGGCGGCAAGGGTGGCTATGCCTTCACTTTTGGCAGTAAACCTATAAGCGCCGTGGGATTTGCTCAAGTCAATAACCTGGAACCGGCCGACATCATTTACACGATGGCTTCGAATGGTGACGCAGTAGCCGCACAGGCTTATCGCGACATTGTGAACAATAAAAATACAATCACACCTGCAATTGCTCGTAAGTATTCCTCATTGTTCTGGGGTACGAACCTCTTGAACGCGCCGCAGTCTGTCACTGTCAAATCCGGTCGAAGCGGCGGAGGCGGCTGGTAATGGACTTTCAACTGCGTCGAGCGCCACACCAATTCAGGTTTGATCCAGGCCAGCCAGCGCCGGTCGACACTACGGTCAAGAAGAAGAAATCGTTCTTGATGTCCTTATTGCCCTCGGCCGGCGGCTTCGCCGGCGGTGCAGCTGGTGGAGCGGCCGGCGGCGCTTTGGCCGGTACAGCCGTGCTGCCTGGCATTGGAACGGCCGCCGGAGGCCTTATTGGAGCGCTTCTGGGCGGTGCAGCTGGTGGAGCGGCCGGGAAAGTAGCTCAAAACCAACTCTCCGGCGAGAAGCTCTCCAGCGGGGTCAAGGGGCAGGCACTCCAGGAAGGTGTGCTCTCAGCCGGTCCTTTGCGGCTGCTCAAGGCCGCTGGTGCCATAGGCAAGACCGCCAAGGCCGGCGGACTCGTAGATGCGTTGAACGCGGGTGGTGAGGCTGCCCGGAGTCCAAGCATCGTCAAGACTGCCGTTGCCAAGAAGTTCGGTGACGTAGGCGAGAACCTGACCGCCAAAGCGCTGGGCGTCACGAAGGGCGATAAGAACAAATATCGGTTGACCACCGGTACGACGATCGGTGCGACCGCCAAGAAGTATGGCATCACCAAAGCCGAGGATGTGCCTGGCGTCGTTGAACCGATGTTCGGCCAGTTCAATGAGGGTGTCGCCTCAATCACCAAAGGGTTCACGAAAGATGAGGTGGTCAAGGCATTCAAGGATGTTTATGCTCCGATGCTTGCCGCGGGGATGCCGCTGGGCAAGCAAGCCATCGGCCAGGCCCTCAAGGCTGAGGCTAAGAACCTGACTAAGGGCATTAAGGAAACCATTGACGCGCCTACCCTTCAGAAGATGCGCCAGGAGTTTGACGATCTGGCATATAAAGCGAAGGGAACCGACCCAAAGGTTTATAATGTCAACAAGCAAGCTCGGGACGCTCTCGCGAAGTTGATACACAATGCTGCCGATGAGTCAGGCTACAAGACCGCTGAAGGGTTGACACTCAAGCAGCTAGGTCAGGAGATCAACAAGGTCAAACGGCTCGGTAAGGCGGCAGAGAAGAACGTCGAGGGTGCCGGCGGGCATACCGCTGTTGGAATAAGCACAACGCCAGGTGCAGTCCTGGGTTCTACAGCCGGTCCGCTTGGAGCAGCGGCTGGCATCGCGGCTAACGCGGCTGTTAATAGTGCGCCGGTTCGCCGCGCCCTGGCTTCAGGTGCCGACAAGGCGGCCGGTAAATTGGCAAAATCGGCCAAAGAAGTCGGAAAGAACTCATACGGTCCCAAATCCATTGCCAAACGTGTTCTGATTCCTGGATTGGCTGGTGCGCTCCTTGGTTCAGGCTTTGATCAAGAATCGAGCAGTTCGCAAAATACGGCAACCGCTACGACCAGTCCTACGACGCCCAGCACGGATAACATAACCTCATTATCTCAAGCTTCGCAGAATGAGTCGAGTCCAGGCGGTCCGCTAGATTTTAATAATGTCGAATCGAATATTCAGCGGATATTAGCAGCTGGGGGTAAACCCTCTGATGTTAAGGATTATCTGGACATAGTGGGGTCCGTTGAGAAACTCAAGCCCAAGGCGCAAGAGCAAGAGGCCGGCTATGGCAAGCCGACCGCCTCCCAGTACGCACAGGGAGTAACTGGCATGAACTCCGTGCAGCAGCTCGAACAGCTCTTGCAGCAAGATCCATCGGTCGTGAACCGGAACAACATCCCGGGCCAGGGCCTGCCCTATGTCGGCAGCACTGTCAGCCGGGCGGCCGGCACGGGCGACTATCGAGCCATCACCCACAACATCCTGAACTCGATCGCCCGTATCAACACCGGCGCCAACATGCCGGCCGAGGAGGAGGCGTTCTACCGGCAGACGTACTTGCCGCAACCGAATGACAGTGAAGCTACCAAGCGCGCCAAGATCACGAACCTTTATCAGTTCTTCTCCCCCATTACTAACTACAGTGGCGATGGCGTTGATACGTCGTCATTAGTCCCGGCATTAGGCGGCTAGTTTATGGGCGGCATTGTCGATATAATTAAAAGCGAATCCATGGGTAGGTGCAGCGTCATGAATGCCGACAGTTAATCCCAGTCAATCAAATCCTGGCGATGAGATAACAGCCGCCGCTATCAATACGCCGATAAATCAACTGGCCGCAGTGATTAATGGCGGGATTGATTCAGCCAACCTGGCACCGGATGCCGTGGCATCTGACGGTATCGCGCAGAATGCCGTTCAAGCGGACGACCTTGCCCCAAACGTCATAACTCTCGGCTATGCGCAAATAACGGCCAACTTTACGACAGCATCAACGTCTCCTGTTTCAGGTGACGGGTCTCAGTGCCGCGGTTACTATTCCGGCAGGTGCTAGAAAAGTGAAAATCACAGTCTTTACTGGCATTGCCTATAACACGAGCCCCGGCCGGGCGTATTTGAGCATATGGGATGGAGTTGTCGGCAGCGGTACGCAGCTAGCAAGGAGCACGACTTCCGCTCCATCGGCAAATCAAGGAAGTTCCGTGACATTGCAAGCAGTTGTGACCCCTAGCGCCGGATCAAAAACATATAACGTCGGATTACACGCGGATGCCAATACCGCTGGAATAGAAGCAATACCTACCAGTCCAGCATTCATTCTTGTCGAAGCGGTTTAAGCAATGGACTACGGACCGGAATTACTAAAGCAAGGCATCGGCGGTCTCGTCGCCGCTATCTTCCTTTGGTTGTATCTGGCCGAGCGCAAAGAGAACAAGGAGCTGTACAAGCGCATTTTCGAGCTGACAGATGCCCGCCGTGCGGATGCCCAGGATAACTATGACAAGGCCACACAGCCATTGTCAGGGATTTCACAGACGCTGGGTCTCATTTACGACAAACTAGCAGTCAGTAAAAAGAGGCGATAATCCATGTGGCTATTTTCCCGAAAGCGACAGAAGGTATTGGAGGTTGAGCAGAAACACGTCAAACAAACCGGCTCGTACCTTGAAGTTGTCGAGTTGAAGCGTAAAACCGACGCGGCGACCAACAAGGCGAAGCGGGACATTGAGCGGCTGAACAGACTTCTGAAAGCTGACGGCATCACGCTTAAAATCCATATCGCAGCAGGCGGAGGGCGGCATGATAACTAGTGATCTTGCGGCTGCAAGCGCTCTGGCTATGGCTTTGAGGTTGGTGTCAATTGGCTTCTTCCTGGCGATTCTGTGGTGGCAGCTTAATGAACTATACCGGAATCACTTGAAAAGCCTCCAGCCGCTGCGGTGGCGGCTCTTTGCTTTTGTTGCGGCGTTGATGCTGTCTAACGCGCCAATCATGCTGCTGCATTATGTGCGGATGGTGGGAATAGAAGCCAGCGATCTTATCACTGAGATAGCGACCATAACAAATGCGGCTTCCATGCTGATTGTAGCAATTATGCTCTTCGATATTTACCGCTATCGCGGCTAAAGCCATTTTAGAGTATTATGCCTGGGTAATGGCAGACGCCTACACAATTGAACAACGCCCCGCCCCAAGGAATAGCTGGTTCACGCCGGCTGAGGCTAAAAACTACTACGGCCGCTATAGCCGCGAAGGCGTTTGCATCCATTGGTGGGGCGGCGGCGAACCGGCGAACCGCCACGACAGCATCGTCAATTACTTTCTGGGGCAGGGCGAACAGGGCGTCAAGTCGGTCAACTATGTCGTTTCAGACATCAAGATCACCCAAATGGTCGATCCCGACAACGTGGCCTGGGCTTCACAGAGCGGCAATCCGACAACTATCAGCATTGAGTGCCAACCCACGCTTACCGCGGAAGGCTATCGCGAAGTCGGCTGGCTGATCTCGCAGCTGGAGCTGCGCTATAAGCGGCAGCTGCCCATTTACCCCCATAGCAAGTTTTTTAACACGTCCTGCCCAGGGGCGCTTGATTTAAATCGCATCAGCCATGAGGTAGAAGGCTGGCGCAAAGGAGGAAACATGGCAGACAAAATAGACCTGGCTGTGGCGCGGGCCTTATCGTTCCACGTAATGGGTAACAACGGGTTTTACGGCACCAAAAATGCCCTGGACGGGACTATTGACGAGGACCTGAGAAAAACGCTGGTCGGCAAAGAGCTAACCAATGCGTTGGTGATGGGTCTTTACAACACCGAGCAAGCACAGCGATATCGCGGCTGGCAATTTGAACTGTTTACAAAAGCTACCGCGCCGGGCGAGGGAACCGTGCTGGCGCCGGGCAAGTACATAGTGAAGTAAAAGGAGTACACATGGATTCTTTCAAACAACTAATCAATCAAATTCTCAAACAAGTTCAACCCTATAGCAAATCAATTGCTGCCACGCTTGCCGGGCTGTTGGTGGGCTGGCTCTACAAGCACAACATTGTCATTGCGGATGACCTGAACGATGCCATTGAGATCATCCTGGGCGCAATCATGACTGGGATAACCGTGTATTTTGCACCAAAGAATAAAGGCTAAGGAGGTACGTATATGTCACTATCAGCACTAACACTTGCACTATTGTTCTTTTTTCTGGCCGCAGGCTGGTTCGGTTGGTTTGCGGTGTCACCGCTGCTGCTCGGTGTTCTGGCAATCCTGGCAGCCATTCTGCTACTGGTTGAGGGCACTCCACTCGGAGCAAAGTTCGTAAAACGCCAATGAGATGGAGACTGAGCAACCTGAGCGGTCTGAGCTTGAAAGTTACCGGCTCGGCGACCTGAGCTTGGCTTCCTGGCATGCACGCTTGATTACAGACCAACAGACCGGGGCATCCATACGCCACCTGATCGTGCCGGACAGCCGGTATGGGAGTACATGTGAACAGGCCGCGTGGTGGGCAGTAGCGGCCCAGGCGGCGTACAGCCATGTCGCGGATGCGACCAACACGCCGGAGTCCTTTGAGTACTTCATGGCGTTGGCCGTCAATGACGATGCTTCGATCTATGCGCTGGTGTATGACTTCCGCTCAGTATTGCCGAAGGACCTGGATGACTTGCTGGATTGGGAGCGGGCTAGTGAAGGCTGGGAATGGCTCTCAGGCTGCAAATAAAGGCCGCTGAGGCCGGTTTTCATGCGAAACTCGCAGAAGGGACCAACCAACGCGGCCTTGCGCGTCATAGGGCTGCGAAATGCAGCCTAAGCAGCTTCGTCCGGCCGATGCGCGGCCGGGAGTTCCTTGACCGCATGCCGGCGCGGAAGCCTTTTCGCCGGCTTGGGCGGAGCGGTTTTCTCCTCAGGTGGTTCTTTGCCTGGCGGCTGGGTCATCTCAAGTTTGAGCGACGCCAACTTCCAGGCGTTTGCTTCCAGCTTGAGTGATTTCGGTTTGACCATACGGATCCAGATGGTGACTGCAACCAGGACCAATATGACAACAACGATCGTGGTGATGATGACGTACACCCCGAACCTCCAGAAGAAACGCTGCAATTAACGTCTTCTGGTGCGCCGGGGAATGAGAGCACCACCGACAACCGTTTCCGGTTCCCGGGCCCATGAGGTGATTTACGAGGCTATGGGAAGCTGCCTCGCGTCGCCTGCACCCCTATGGGCAACTCAATAGTACCCGATCCGGCGGGCAATCAAGTTCTTCTACTGGCCCCAGGATCCCGGCCCGCCAATAGTGGGAGGACGCCGTTTCGGACCATCACCCGGCCCCCGCCGTTTCTCAATCTCCGCTTCAACCTCACGCACGTCGCGCCCGTACGTCTGCCGGGACACATATTGCACAGCCTTGGTCTTCCCATAGCCGGCCGCCGGCGGATTCGTTACGAGCGTGAACGGCGGACTAACCCCATCGCTCGTCGATACCCGTGCAATCGCCTCATGCTTGCCGAGGTGCATAAAGTCGTCGTCTTTAACGGCGTCACCGAACTCTCTGGCCATAGCCCTGGCATCATCGGCGCTGGTCTGAAACACCAACTTGCTCCGTGTGTTCGCCATGATCGCGCCGCGCATGTCGGTAGACAGCTGCCCGAGGTGCTGGTGGGCCAGCACCATGCCGAGCCCGAAGCTCCTGGATTTGGCAAGGAGGTCTTGCGGGTCAACGGGCAGATTCAGAAAATCCTGGAACTCATCGAGATAGAGATAGTTCGGTTGCGCCGCGCGTACGCTCTTCACTGCGTGCCACAGGGAGTTCATCACTAGCGTTCCGGTCAGGCTGGCCGTGTCCCGCGCCAGGCCGCTGAGGTTCACGAGCAGGATCTTATTGTTGGCCACCACGTCAGCCATCTGGAAGCTGGACTCACTCTGCCCGATGATGTGCCGGATCTCGGGCCGCGCGTTGAGCTGCCAGATCCGGTCCATAACCGGCTGCGTAATACGGTCCTGAGCCGCCCGTGGTTGGTTCTCAAAGCGCTGCCAGAAGTTACGCAGCTCGCGGTCCTTCAGCTCACGGATCAAGTCATCGCGCCAGGCGTACTCAACGTCATTCATAGGCACCAGCAGCGGCGCTAGGTCGATAAACGTCAGCTTCGGATCGGTCACCAGCGTGCGGAGGCCGTGGTACATCACTTCGCGTGTCCACACGGACCGCGTATCGCCATAGAGGTAGTCGAACAGTGCGGTGATCTCATCGATGACAACGCGCGGGTTGCCTTGGTTGAGGATGTTGAAGCCCACAGGCCGCGACGTGTCAGTGACGTCGAGCACTATCACATCCTCAATCCGGCTGGCAGGTATGTACTCCAAAGCGGCATGGAACAGGTCGCCTTTACTCTCGAGCAGCACGGCGCCGTAGTTGTTCTCCACATCCTGCCGAAACATATTGGCTAACATCGTCGTTTTCCCCGAGCCAATCGGGCCACAGCAATACATGTGCTTGACGGCTTCGGCGTACGGCTGGGCGATCGGCCGCACACGGGCCG